GGCAGACATCACAGAGGTCATGCCTGTCTTGGATAATCGCAACCACTCTGTCCAACGGCCTAACAGTTTCCTCGTCAATACTTCTTTGCAGCGGTGCCTGACCAAGGCTATCGGCTACCATGGACTAGGTAGCTACATCTACGCAGGCGAAGATGTGCCTGATGAGGTGGTTGAAGAGGTGGTTGAAGAGGATACAAGTGCAAAGGAACCTGTAGCAGAGGCTGCGACATTTGAGGAGGGGCTGTCTGTCGAGCAATGGCGCAAGGCATTCGTTGACACCGGCACCGCTGCTCAGACTGACGAGGGAGTCATCGTTGGTAAGGGCGAGAACCTTCAGGGCTGGAAACAGGTCGTCGCCTGCTTCAAGGCCTTCATGCCCAGTGTCGATGACCAGTGGGGGGATGGCAAGAAGAAGTACGAGGATGCCGACGCCTGCGTTAAGGCCATTGAAGATTTCTACCGACACAACAAGAAGTCAATCAAGGCGCTGGGCGACGCCCAGCCTGAGATGCTGAAGGGCTTGGTGCAGGCGTTCAGCACTGCAAAGAAAGCAGCTAAATCTGGTAAACCACTTGACCGAAAAGAAGGAGAAGAACCCAATGCCTGACAAACCAAAGTATGGTGGTGGCGCGATGTTTAGTAATCGCACAGCGTGCGCTTATTTCCCTTGGGATGAAATCAAGCGCAAGCAAGATGCGCGTGGTGCCAACCCTGAATTGTCTGGGACCGTGGAGATAACCAAGGTCTTCGTGAAGAAGATGGCTGAGATGTTTAAGGAAGGCGACACCCAACCATCCAAGCGCGGCGATGCCGAGGGTCAGCAAGTTGTGGTGATGGACATTGCGGGGCTGAAGCGCACCTCAAAGAGTGGGCTTGATTACTTCAGCATCTGGTTTTCGGATGCCTACAAACCAAGGGCGGAGACATCTTCTAGCGACGACGATGACGATGTCGTCATCCCGTTCTAGGAGTAAAGCCCACCTGAGCAAGGTGCGAGGCCAGCCATGCTTGATATGTGCTGATCCTCGTACCTCCGCTCACCATGTCACCTTCACTGACCAACCGGCGCTATCGCTCAAGGTCAGCGACTACAATACAGTTCCACTGTGCCACACCCACCACATGGCGCTACACCACCACGGCAATGAGAAGCAATGGTGGGCGCTGCAAGGAGTAGACCCAATGGAGTTTATCGATGGCCACTAACATCAAGGATGCCAGCTACGGCTTTGAGGCAATCAAGTCAGTGCTGCGACAAAGCAAGGACGGCATCGTCATCTCTCTGGTTATTCATCCCAGCGATGTACCCAGCCCTCTCCTATCTGACCCGATAGGCTCACGCTACATGGTAGGCATGGTCAGGTTGGGAGATAACGAGGAGATCATAGAGCCTGAGAGCGTGCGTGAGGGTAAACGTATGGTCACATCCGCCGGTGCCCTGTGCAGGGACAGTGACTTCCAGCGGTGGATGGGAGACAACGGCTTCACCGATGACGAGACCGAAGCAGCAGCAGCAACCGCAGTGAAGCAGCTACTGAAAGTAGAGAGCAGGGCCGAACTGAAAAGTAATGTGGATGCCCAGCGCAGGTGGTCTATCATCAGGCGGCACTTTATTGAGCGCGCAATACTTGTGGAGGCTGACATTGACGGATGAGATCAAGAGAGAGCTTCTTACTGAGGCCGAGGATCTCGTCACTGGGCCTCGTGCTGAGGCTTACGGAGATGCGGCGGTCAACCATATGAGGATAGCTGATCTCTGGAATTGCTGGTTAAGAAACAGAAGCTGGGGGCCTTCTGGCGTTATTACCCCCTACGACGCCGCCATGATGGTCATGTTAGTCAAGGTGGCGCGCTGCCAACAGAAGCCAAGCCACGATAGCCACGTTGATATTGCTGGCTACGCAGCGGTGATGGAAGATATCTACGAACAGATAACAGGAGTGAAAGATGGCGGGCAAGAAACACCGACCGCGAAGACTGGATGAGGAGAGCAAAACGTGGAACATCGTATTCCCGCTTGCTCTTATTGAAGGGGTCAACGTCAAGGCAGAAGAGAAAGGCGTCACGCCAGCGGCACTGGTGCGAGAGGCGGTTGAACACTACCTCTCCAGCCATGCGGCTGGGGGGATTGTCACTGCCGATGCAGGAGGCAATGAGTTCTTGCGTGGGGTCCATGAAGCCGCAGCAGTTCTGCGTTCTATCGTAACACAGCCGCGCTACCCTGCGGGTCATACCCTTGGGGATGTGCTGGCAGAAAAGGTCATCAAAAAAATTGAATCAGATGGCCCCAGAAACCTATAGAAATAGGGGGGCAGCGACCAACTGCCCCCCAAGGTGAGGTAACCTGATGACTGCCCATGATGGCACCATCCACAGAAAAGTAGCAACAGCGGGAGACGCTGTCCAGCTATATCTCAAATATTATATTGGCGATAAAGCTATCGATCCCAAGCGTGCCGAGATAGCGTGGGGAAACATGGCGAAGTGCCTAAGTAATGTGTCACTTCATAACCTTAACGGTCATACGCTTAACGCCTATACCGCCAATAGAACGGCGTCGGCGGGTACAATCAACCGCGAACTGGGTGTCCTGAGCGCTGCCATACGATGGTGTTATGCGCAGGGCTACACCGATAAGTTGGTGATGGTGCCTCGTCTTCCATCTCCACCACCGCGCCAGCGATGGTTATCCAAGAAAGAGTGCGACAGACTGCTGGCTGCGGCGCGTCCTTATCCCCATGTCTGGGCGTTCGTCGCGATGGCTCTGCTAACAGGCCAGCGTAAGGAAGCCATCCTTGGTCTCACCAAGGACAGGGTGTTCTTGGACGAAGGGTTCATTGATTTCAACGAGGATGGCCCACGCTGTGCCAGACGTAAGGCAAGGGCAGTAGTGCCTATCTCTTCCGAGATGCGTGAGTTGCTCGCGCTTCTTCAGTCAGACAGCGTCTATGTTGTTAATAACAATGGCCGCAGGATTAGGGACATGAGGAAGACATGGAGGAAGGTGACCAAGGTGGCGGGGCTGGAAAATGTTACACCGCACACGCTGCGGCACACGGTGGCCACGCTGTTGGTACGGGCTGGCGTGCCTCTGATAGAGGTGTCGAAGCTGCTAGGTCACAAAGACAGCAGGATTACCGAGAGAGTGTATGCGAAGTTCAGTCCTGATTATCTGAAGAGGGCGACTGACGCCCTGTCGATTGCTGCATGATCCCTTCGCCGCAATCATGGACTGAGCGGTGGCACTGCGTACATTCGTAATGGCCGTGGATAAATAGCACCCTAGTCGTAGCCCCACACCACGGGCAAACGTGCCAGCCATCGGGATCAAATAAAGAACTTCTTCTCCCAGCGTTTGTGTCTGAGCCACGGGATGACGACATACGGAAATACTCTTGATACATAGACGATGAAATAATTAAGCCAGTTCAGTGGGCGGGGCAGCGGCTTCAGCACATCCATGAACAGGACGGCCCTTAGCTCATCAGTATTATTGACTGCCCAATGTTCATAGGTGTCATCAAAAAGAAGGCAGCGCCCCTCTTTCCAGTAGGCTTTCTTCCCCCCGACCACTATGTAGCAGCGGTGTGGGTGAGGGATGTCAAGCGCCAGATGCAGCCGCAGTACCCCTGAGTAAGGCCCGGAGTGAGGGTTTAGCTTCTTTCTTGGACCCAGAACAGAAATATAAGCGGAGACCACATAGGGATGGCGGCGTAAAATAGCGGTGGTAACAGGCATCAGCTTACAGTTCTTCTTGAACCAGATGCAAGCGCCCTTCAGGAAGAACAGCCGCCATCTGTCATCGTTGCTGATGTAGGTTTGATCTGGGCTTATGGTTTGAAACGGAGCAAAGTCATCATACCGCCGTATGATACTAGTATACTCCTTGCGTATGTCCTTGAAGCTCTCTTCCAGATCGCGGGCTATAGGCACCGCGTTGCTGTCGTAGAACTGCTTTGCTCCAAGAGTATTCTTGGCTCGAAACCAAGGCTGCACCAATCGTTCAACGATTAACAATCATTCCTCGCACAGAGCTTCCCATACGGCATTGTATTGGTCACCCCATACTAGCGTGGGCTCTGCCCACACCACCCCCTCCTCAATATAAGGAAAGGGTCCGGGCAGACTAACGCAGGGAATGTACTTGATGTTAGTTGGGGGGGCCGAACTTGTCTCGCAGCCGCTTGCTGTCAACATTAGCGCGAGCGCGGCGAGCATTTTCAATGGCGTTGTAGGCATCAACGAGCCCCTTACTAACGGCCTTGGCTTCGCCAGCCTTTATCAGGCTGCGGTTGCGAGCCCACTCTGCGAGCAAGCCCGTCAACCTGAGCAATCCTCTTAGCACCGCGAGGATGTTCATGCATCTTTGTTTCTGTTTTTTAAGACGTTGCCCGCTAGGATGTTAAGGGCCATCAGAAGCCAACTGAGAACCCGGTCGTCTACCTTGCTGGGGGTGAGTGCCGTGAGTGCAGTTGCTGCACTAACAATCCCGAAAACCGCGTGAACGTATGAAGGCCAACTGCTGACCCAACTCAATATGTCCATTACACACTCCTATTGCTATTGGAATCGGTGGTATTGTCTCCCAATTCAAGCATTCGCGCAAGGGTATGAGCCCTCTGTCCGACCTGCCCCGCCCACTTTGAATCGAGTAACTCTTCGGCTACCTTACCCCACAGATCATCACCCAATGTGCATTTTTCTATTAGCCGTAGAGTTTTCTTAAATGTTTTCAGGCGGTTGATCCCCAGATTAAAGTGCAGGTCTACCATCGCAGCCTGTCTCGTGTCATCCAGCTTGGCGAACCAGTCGAAGTTCCTCTCCAGTTCACCGATAGATATGGCAATATCGTTGGCCAGTAGGTGGCGGCACTCCTCCTTGGTGAGCCCCCTGTCTGTCAGATTCCTTCCCACCCCGATGGTGACCTTGCCCACGGTGTCGGTGTAAGGAAAGCATTCCATGCCTTCATGGTGTATCAGTTGGTCAACCAACCTTTGAAGGTCGAGCATTATGGCCTAGCTTCTGCCGAGAGTTCTCTAACATTAAACAGGACTTCTGTTCTTATTTCTCTGATCTCCCGTATCAGTTCCCGCTTTCTCTCTGGTGATATGATCACATCCTCAGTCTTTCTGATTTCTTGTTCTTGTTTTCTCAAGCGGGTTACCTCCTGATCAAGATACTCTATGCGCCCCCTCCTGCTTAGGAGAGCCCAGTTATCTTCCCGCATTCTAGCAGCGTCCTCTGGGCTTCTCTTGCTCATGTTAGTGACCAGTTCATCCAGTGCGGTACGCAATGCATAAAATTCCTGCGCGTCTCCACCTCCCAGATCAGACTGCATAAACCGTTGGAGGAACGGATATTGCGTGACGTTAAGGTTGGGGGCACTGGGATTACCAGCTACCCTATTGGCGATGACATCCACTGCCATCAGTGCATACATCCCAAGTGTTCCGGTGTACTGGTTGATAACGTGTTCTATCAGTTCCGCCGATATACCTAGCTGTTTAGCTACCTCGATAGCAAAGGCGCTGGTGCCGGGGCGGGCAAGGTCAGGCGCATCTTCCTGAGAATATTTGGGTACAATCTCCGACCAGTCATACATCCTCCGGTTAAAGGCAGCCTCGAAAAGGGGCCTCACAAACTGAGGTACTGGGTTCATGTTCAGAGTTCCAACAACACCCCGC